GGTGCGACGCGGACCGGTGGGAGCGGCGTGACAGGGTGGCGATGTCGGAGGCGCTGACCCGGGTGGAGGATGCGCTTGAGCTCGGGCACCCGCGATGGGCGGAGCGTGAGGCGTTACGCGGGGCGTGAGGCCGCCACCGTCGACCCAGTTGACATACGCCGCCCGGTGTCGTAGTGCATTCGTATGACAGCACGGGGCAGCGTGATCCAGCTACGGGCGAGCCGCGAGGAAGAGAAACTGATCCGGCGCATCGCAAAGCGTCGGAACGTGAGCGTTGCGGAGGCGATGCGGCAGCTCGTTCGGGAGCAGTCCGAGCGCGACGGGGTGACGCGGGGCGAAACAGCGGACAACGTCGATCGGACGTCGAGGCGGGCGTGATTGATCTGGTGGTCTACGATCAGCATTTCGCCTGGTCCCCCTCGTACAACGAGACCCATCCAGTCGGCGGGTGGGAGTGCCACGTGGTGCAGATCGCGGAGTGGCTGGCGGGGAGGGGGCTCCGAGTCGTCGCGAGTCGCGCCGCAGACGTTGAAGGTCTTCACGTATGGTCCGAGGGCGGTCCAGCGGCGCACGCTGGTGGCGTTGTGTGGATCGATTCGCGGTCCCTCGAAGGGCGATCGTTGCTACAATGTCGCGCCCTCATCACCGGCCGCCACTCCCCGATCCCCGACTGGATCCACGCGGACCGCATCGTGACCTCCGCGGTTGACGATCCCCGCCACAGCAAGGAGCGATACGAGCACCTCCTGGGCCGATCGACGATCGTGTGCCTGAGCGAGTGGCAAGCGATGCTGTACCGCTCGATGGGGCACGATACGGCGGTCATTCCGAGCGCGATCGATGACGCCGTATACGACCTGCGCGGGGAGCACCACCCGGGGCGATTCGTGTGCGTCGCCGCGTGGAACAAGGGCACGATGCGGACCCTCGCGCAATGGGCGCTTCTGAAGTCGAAGTATCCGGGGTGGAAGGCTGAACTGCGCGTCGGCTCGCCCTATTCGCACCCGGGCGACGCCAAGGAACGATGCGAACAGGCTGGGGCGCACTGGATCGGGCAGCTCTCGCCGAAGCGGGTGATCGGCGAGCTGGCGACCGCGGAAGCAGTGTTCCGGGTGAACGATCACCACCCCGAAACGTTCGGAGTCACGGACGCGCTAGCCGAAGCCGTGGGCACCCGCGTTCATTGCCTGCGCACGGGCGAGATCGGTGCGGCTCGAGAGGTGCTCGTCTCGCCGTACCTTACCGCGGACCCGGCGGAGTTCGAGCGGGGCGTGCTGTTCCCGGCGCTGCCCTATCCGCCGCCGAACGACTGGCGGGCCTCTCGGGTGTTGCCGATGTGGAAGCGACTGCTGGGATTGGAGGCGTAATGGGATTCGTGAGACACGGGTGTGCGCTGGATAACATGACGTCCGGCCATCGCGGCATCGACGCGGGCTCGGCCTTTTGCTGGCTGTACAAGGCATGGGCCGATGGCAACGAGGAGCGCGGGATCGCAAAGCTTCCCGACGATGCGACGATCGTCGAGGTCGGCTGCGGCGGGTGTCACTCGCTCGGATACCTGTGCGACGTCGCGCCGCCGACCTGGACGATCTACAGCGTGGATCCGTATTTCGGCAACGGCCGCTTCCTCGAGTGGATCGAGACGGTGAGGACGAAGCTCGGGGATGTGATTGATCGGGTGCGGTTCATCCGCTTCCCGTCGCCGCGGGCGGCTCGCCTCTTCGAGTACCATTCGCTGGATGCGGTGCTCATTGATGGCTCGCACGACTACGAGGACGTGCTCAACGACATCCACACATGGTCATCGAGGGTGAAGCCCGGCGGCTACATCGCGGGCGACGACTGCGATCCGATGTTCCCTGGATGCGAGGAGGCGTGGCGAGAGGCGTTCGACGACAACCTTGAGTGCTGGGGCTCAACGGCGGTGGTGCGAAACCCGTGAGCCGCCTCGATGCGCTGCGGGTGTGCGACTCGGGCCGGAGCCTCATACGCGTCGGCCGTCCGAACGACGGAGGCTATGTCCTCGCGTTCGCGTTAGGTCTCCGGTACGATTGCTTCCTCAGCGGCGGCATCGGCGACGACAATTCGTTCGAGGTGGGCATCCTGGAGCTGTACCCGGAGCTTCACTGCGACGCGTACGATCCGGCGAGCGACGGCGCGGTACCGCACGAGCGCTACAGTTTCCACCTGGAGCCGCTTCCTCCACTCGAAGCATGCGGCTCGGCGCTGGTCAAGATCGACATCGAGGGCGACGAGTGGTCGTGGCTACGAGATCTGCGGAAGCCCGATCGGATCGCTCAGCTCGTCATCGAGCTGCACTCCCCGCACCTCGAGCGATGGGATTGGGATGCGCTCGCGCGTCTCGCCGACTCGCACGCGCTGATCCATGCGCACGCGAACAACATGGATGGCCTCGTCGAGATCGACGGCGTCAAGGTGCCAGGGACGATCGAGACGACCTGGCTCCGTCGGGACCTCTGCCAGACCTTGCGCCCCAATCGAGCGCCGATTCCTGGCCCGATCGATATGTCGAACGATCCGAGCAAGCCGGATCTCGTCCTAGACTGGTGGCCGTTCGTCGAGCCGTACCCGTACCCGAGCTTCGACGATCAAGTCGATGAAGCGGCGGAGGATTGCTGAGATGGGCATATGGCAGCAGCGGCATGCCGCGACGATCGACCCCGATCGCTTCCGCGCGCACAATCAGTACCTCGAACAGGGCGCCGCGTACGACGTGCCCGGCGTCGCCCGGTGGCTGATCGAAAACGGTGGCCGCAGGTACCTGGAGCTGTTCGACGAGGACGGCGCGTTTGGGGCGGAGGTGCACGAGGTAGACGGCTACAGGCTGAGCCGGGACGTGGTCGATTCCGCGCTGGAGATCATGTTCCTAGAGCGATGCATCTGGGTGGATCTCTCGGGGCTCAGGATCGTCGACATCGGGGCGGGATACGGCCGCTTCGCCCATCGCTTCACCGCGCGTCACCCCGGGGCGATCGTCTACTGCACGGACGCGATCGAAATCTCGCAGCGGGTATGCGCGAAGTACCTCGCCCATCGCCGGGCCATCCGCGCGATCGTCGTCTCGTCCTCGCACCTGAATCAGATCGCCGTGGCCCCCGATCTCGTCGTCAACATTCACTCGTGGAGCGAGTGCACGCTGCCCGAAGTCGTGTGGTGGCTCGACTGGATCGCCGATCGCGAGATCCCCCGGATCTTCATTGTCCCCCACGACGGCCCCGCATTCGGCACATGGGGCGGCGAATGGAACGCCCCATCGTACAAGCCCGAACTCGAACGGCGCGGGTACCGGATTGCGCACGAGTGGGCCGGACCGCCGATGCAACGGAAATTCTACTACTTGTGGGAGCGGATATGAGCAGCATCGCACTCGCGATCCCGCACACTCCGTGGGTCCCCGCGCGCGTCGAGAGCATGGAGCGGTTGAGGGAAGCGCTAGGACTGCTGCCCATAGGCGCGCACTGGTCCAGCCCATGCGACCACTATCGCGAGTTCACCGACCGCGCCCCCAATTCCGTCTGGTGCGTCGCCCTCTGGACCTGGCTGCACGAGACCGGGGCGGAGTGGGCGTTGCAGTTACAGGACGACGTCATCGCTGCCCCCTGTTTCTGGCCGGCGCTGAGGGCGATGCTGGGCGCCCTGCCCCCCGAAGCGGAGATCATCGGACTGACGAGCGTGCATCCGATGACGCCCGAGATCGCGCGGCGCGGACACCGCTGGCACCGCACGCCGGGCAACCTCGTGGGCTGGGCGTACGCGTTGCGGCGCGAGGCGCTCGGGGCGTTCCTCACCGACCGCGCAAAGCTCCCCGAGTCGTTCCGCATGCAGAACGAGGACGAGCAGATCGCGATCTGGGCCGCGAGCACGGGGCGATCGATCTGGCATCCAGTCCCCGCCATCTGCGATCACGATACGAGCGTGCCCAGCTCGTACAAGAACGACAACCATAGCTTGCGCCGGCCCGCCGTGACGTGGCGCGACTACGGGGAAGGATCTCTGTGCGATGTCGACTGGTGGCGCCCGAGCGGAACGCCCGAGTTGCTCGAGATGCCGCACCAGTTCAACTGCTGGATGTGCGGCACGGGGCGGGCGACGATCGTGAGTTCAAAAACGGGGTGTCGCCTCTGCATCGAATGTCTTCGTCAGGGAGCATCGATGATTGGTAAGTCGGGGCAAGTGTGCTCGTTCTGTCTCGGCAAGCCGGGACTCGTCGGGGGCTCGTCGGGGGCGATCTGCGCGGCGTGTCTCGGGGACGCGGTCACGGCGCTCGCGAAACTGGTCACGCCCCCGATGCCGGCCACGGATGGGATGACGGAGGCTCAAAGCGGATGAGACACCTTGCGATGCTCCTCGTACTTGCCGGGTGTTCGGCGCCACCGCCGTCCGCGTCATCTATCGACTCAATGGATCCCGCGCGCGACGCCCAACCGGAGCACATAGAGATGGTCCCCGATGCGTCGGAAGCCTCGACGGTCCCGGATGCTGGGATCGACTCGCCAATCGAGACTGGAGACGAACTCGCAGCGGAAGCCTCGATAGAGTCGGGGCCGGAAGCCAGCGCGGGCGGCGATTACTGTCCCCTTGCGGGGCTACTCGTACAGTGCGACATGGGCGACGAGTTCGACGTGGACGTGCAGAAGTCGACGTCGACGATCGTGAGCTATCCGTGCGGCATGATGACGCCGCACTGCCCTACGGGCCTTCCGTGCTGGGGCTTCGATACGTCTGGCCAGATCGCTCGGTCGGTCTGCCCATGAAACATCGCGTTCTAATCGCCTCGCCCATGCGGGCCTCCGATCCCCTCGCGGCCCCGGTGACATACGGCTACGCGCGCGCCCTTCGCCGGTACGCGCGGGACCTCGACGTCGACGTGCTGGCCCCCCACGAGTTCCTTGCGCCGGAGGACATGGACGATCAGGGCTATGGGCCGGACCTCACCCGCGTGCGCTCGCGCGTCGTCCGTCTCGCCCTGGCCAGCCCCCGCGAATACACCGCGATCTGGTGGTGGGATACGGACATCATCGTCCGCGATCCACTCGTCGCGGCGCGCATGCTCATGACGGGACACGACATCATTGGGGCGACGTACCCGCGCAAGGTGATTCGCTGGCACAACGCCGCGGCGTGGGCGGCAGAGGAAACAGCGGCCGGGCGCCCGATCACCGCGGCCGGGCTCGAAGCGGCGGCCGTCGATTTCCCGATCCTCCCCGGAAAGGGCGACGTCGGGCCGGACCAGTGCGCCCCGGTGCAAGGCATGGGCCTCGGCTACATGATTACGAGCACGAAGGCGCTCCGGGCCATGGTCGAGCACTACGCGAAGGATCTGACGTTCGGCGACGTGTTCCAAGGGCAGCGGCATCGCACGGTCGGGATCTTCCAGCTCGCCACTCCGCTCGAACGGGACGCGACCCCGGACGATCCGTTGCTGTCTGAGGACTACTCGTTTTGTTGGCGCGCGCAGCAATGCGGGATCTCGGTGCACTGCTATTGCGGTCCGGGGACGCCGCTGGATCACGCCGGCGCGTACGTGTTTCGGGGCAACTCATGCTGACGCCGCTTCGAGGTCGCATCGTCGTTCGCGAGCACAAGCTCTCCTCGATCCTAGAGATCATCCACAACCCACGCGACATCGTGACGCATCGGGGGACGGTGATCGCGGTGGGCGCCCCGTTCCGGCTCGACTCGGGCGCCGAGATCCCGCTGCATTTCAAGCCGGGCGACGTGGTCCAATTCCACTTCGATGGCAACGAAAAGGCCCGCACCGTTACGTGGAATGGCGAGCCAGGGATCCTCGTCCTCGCTCAGCGCGAGATCGACGCGGTGATCGAGTCACGCGATTAGACGGCACTGAACACCCGCAGGAGCAATGAAGGCGCTAAGTGTAAGGGCACCGTGGGCGGCGCTGATCGCTCACGGCCACAAGACTCTGGAGATTCGATCGCGCCGCACGCACTATCGCGGGGCACTGCTCATCTGCGAGTCACGCGGCGGTGGGGCCGTGGCCATCGTAGAGCTAATCGACTGTCGACCGTTCGTCGAGGGTGACGATGCGGCCAGTGGCGGTGTGTGGTCGACGCATCCTGAGATGCGCAGCCACTACGCCTGGGTACTGCGGCTCGTGCGTCGCGTGACAAGCCCGCCGATCAAGGGCAGACTCGGCTTCTATGACGTCCCCAGCGATCGGTTTTGTGCGATTGGGGCCTGACGAGTACGATCGCGGGAAAAAGGGAGTCCTCGACAAGGCCAAACATCCAGGATTCATCGGCCGGGAATTCATGTTTCGATGCGCCACGAAAGGCGCTGTAATCGTTGCCGTGATCGACGGTCGCGACGTGGGTATCGTATGCGTGGATCACAAAGGCGTACTGCAGACGCTGAGCGTGATTCCCTCTGCGCGCAAACTGGGCGTGGGCTCTGCGCTCGTACAGCACGTCCGAGCCATCGCCAAGTTCGCCAAGCCCATCGGGGATGCGACGGCGTTCTTTGAGCGCAACGGGTATCGGCCCGTTGGTGCTGCCGCCGTAGGTCAGCACGGCAAGCACATCACGCAACTGATGCAGCGAGTGGAGGACTGGGCCCCCGTCGTCGAGGCCCCCATCGTCGAGGCCCCCATCGTCGAACGCAACGCCGGCATCCCGCTGCTTCCGTTCGCCGGCATCCCGCTGCTTCCGTTCATCCACACGCTTTCGCCCGAGTACGGTGAGCCGTTTCACCTCACGGACTGGTGCGAGCTGATAGAGCAGTCGGCGCGTACGGAAGGCGTGCGCGGACTCTGCGACGTGCCGATCCGCCATTACAAGACGGAGACGACGCTACACGGGATCGTATGGCTGCTCGTGCAGGATCCCACGCTGGAAATCATCTTCTTGACGCACACCCTCGAAGCGGCCCAGGCGCGCGGCAAGCGGCTTCGTCAGCTCGCGGAAGCGGCCGGGGTGGGGCCGGACCGAGGCACGAACACGATCACGCACTGGCTCAACAATCGCGGCGGTGGCGTCGTGGTGATGAGCGCCCAACAATCGAAGATCGGTTACAACTGCCATGCGCTGATCGTCGACGACCCAATCGACGAGGACGCTGCCGACGACCCGGCGATCCGCGAAGTCGTGGACAAGACGATCGCCCACTACACGGCCAGGTGCATGCGGCGCGGCAAGCCGGGGGCGGTGCTGATCTTAATGTCCAGGTGGCACCCGGATGACCCGATCGGCCGGAGATTGCAGCGGGGAGGGTGGCGGTACATCCACCACCCCGTCGTGCAGGGAATCGGTGCCGATCGACGCGCGTTCGCCCCGAACGTGTGGGACCTGCCCGCCCTCGATGCGATGCGGGCGGAGCTGAAGGAAGCCGACCCCACCGAGCGGATCTGGTACGCGCAGCTCATGGGCGATCCCCAGCCGGAGGGAGCGGACCTGTTCGGCCCCCCGACGCTGTACACCCAGCTCCCGACGTACGGCTACCGCGTGTGCCACGGCATCGATTTCGCGTACACGAACGCCCCCGGGGCCGATTTTTTCGCGTGCGTCTCGGGCCGCATCTACGGGCGCAAGCTCTACATCATCGACGTCCAACGCCATCGGCTCGATGCGACCCTGCTCGAATCGACGTGCAAGACGATCCTCGCGACGCACGGGCGGGCGCCGATGTGGAGCTACCAGGCGGGGCCGGAGCTCGGGCTTTCGCGGGTGCTCATGGAGCGGGGCGTCCCCATGGGGATCATGCCGGCCCGCTACAACAAGCTCGTGCGGGCGCAGAAGACGATCCGACGTTGGAACACGGGAGAGATCCTCGTCCCCGTCGCCGATGGCCACCCGTGGCAGCCCGGTTTCCTGCACCGCATCTCGCTGTTTCGAGGCCACGAGAAGGACCGCGACGACGAGATCGATGCGGTCGTAGCGTGCGCAGACGCCGTGCTCGGTGGCGCGACGACGTCCGCCGTGCGGCTCACCGATGGCCGGCGCCCCTATCAGGGCATGCTTGGCTGACGGCCCACCTTGTGCCAGCATGTGCCTTGCGGCGCGACCCGCCCCGCAGGAGAGATGGCACAATGGGAGACGAGAAGAAGAAGGCCGACGAGAAGCCGGAGCAGACGATCACGCTCACCATGAGCGCGCTCAACGAGCTCATCTCGCTGAAAACGCGCGAGAGTCTCGCCGAGATCATGACGGCGAAGACGCCCGACGAGCGCATGACGGACGCACTCGATCAGGTGCGCGGGAAGAACCGTCCACCCATCCCGGAGGAAATCGTCGCGTGCCGATCGCCGCTGACGGGGGCCACGTTCAAGCTCCGCGTGACGAAGTCCAAGACCTACCCCCAGGGCCGGGTCGTCGAGATGATTGACTACGAGCGCCCCGCAGGGTGGGATGTGCATCGCGAAGATGGCGGGCTCTGCGACGTGCCGCGCGAGCTGATGCGGGAGAATCCGCAGTCGGGGAAGCCGTTCCTCAAGTTCGCCCAGTGGCTCTACGACAATTTCTGGCGGCGCGATTGGAACGAGGTGCACGGCAAGCCTTTTTCATTCCTCGCGCAATGGAGTGACACGGCCCCGGCCACCCGCTCCGCTGCCGAGTAACGCCCCGTGATCAAGCCTGAGCTGCCACACGGCCCGACGCAGAAGGGTCCCAAGGGCACGCCGATCGACTACGCGGAAGCGGCAAAGGAAATCTCGCGCCGGACGGGGGAGGGGCCGGTCGACCAACGGGATGCCGCGTTCGCGCCCCCCGGCAATCCCCTCACCGATGCCGCGAAACCCACGGCGAAGGTGTTCTACCGGACCATCCCGCTCGTCGTCGTTCAGAACGCGTGGGAGGTCCACCAGGCGCGCAACGCCCTCGCGCAGCACATGATCGGGATCTTCGAGTGGTCGGCGCAGCTCTGCGATTCGATCCTCGGCGACGATCGGGTGATGGCCACGCTCGGGAGTCGACGGGCGGGGCTGTTCGGGCGGGAAGTGCGCTTCCGGGCCGCCAACGATTCAAGCGCCGCGCGCGAGGTGCTTGACGCCTGGACCGCCCACTGGCCGCAGTTCAGCGGCGACTCCTCGATCGGCATCATGAGCGATTACGAGGTGCTGATGGGCTTCGCGGATGCGCAGCTCATCTGGGACACGTCCACGCCCGTGTGGAAGCCGTTTCTGCGGCACTGGCACTCGCGCTATGAGTACTGGAATTGGGACGTGCGCAAGCTGATCGCGCTCTCGCAGGATGGCCAGTTTGCCGTCATTCCAGGGAACGGGAAGTGGGTCCACCATTCGCGCTTCGGCATGGAGCGATGCTGGATCCGCGGGGCGATTCGCGCGGTGTCCGAGCCATTTCTTGGGCGTCACTGGGCGCGGCGCGATCTGTTTCGATGGTCGGAGAAGCACGGGCTGGCGACGGTGCTCGCGGAAACGCCGATGTCGGCCGATCCGGGGGAGCGGTCGCAATTCGTCCAGCAGGTCGCCAACCTTGGAAGCGAGTCCACGATCCTGCTCGGAAAGGGCGTCGACGAGCACAATTCGTATGGACTTTCGCTGCTCGAAGCCGAGACGCTCGGGTGGGAAGGCTTCATAGGGGCGATCGATAATTGCGACATGGCGATCGTGCTCGCCCTGCTCTTTCAGAACCTCACGACCGAGGTCAAGGGCGGAAGCTTTGCGGCGACGAGCGCGCACATGGATATCCGCGACTCGGGCATCCAGGACGACAATGCGGCGTGGAGATCGACGCTGCACGATCAGGTGGCGCGCCCATTCGCGTTTTTCAACTTCGGCGATCCCGACCTCGCCCCGTGGACGGAGTGGGACGTCGCGAGCCGTTCGCAGTATCAAGCGAACGCGGCGCAGTTCAAGGAGTTCGGCAATGCGCTCATGTCGATGGCCCGAGGCGGGATCCGGTTCGACGACGTGAACGCCTTGCGCCGGTTCGCGGCGGAACGTTTCGGGCTCGATGGCTTGCCCAGCTTCACGATCACGGAACCGCCAGCGGGCAGCGGAGCGGGCGGAGGAGGGCTGGAGCAATGAAGGTCCGTCATGCGCTGCGCCCCGGCGAGGCGCTCGCGATCGATCCGGGCGTCATCCACCGGGACGACGCCGGGTTTTTCATCATGGTCGGTCCCGACTCGCCCGAAAACGAGCGAATGGGATCGGTGTGCGTCGTGCACGTTCGGGGCGCCCTGGTGCACTTCAAGGACGGCGGCGGCGACTCGTACGAAGCGATCGTGGAGCGCGTCAAGTCGGGGCTCGAAGCAGACCCGAAGCCGAGCGCGGTCCTCTTCCGCATCGAATCGCCCGGGGGCGTCGTCGCGGGCCTGAACGAGACCGTTGCGAAGCTGCAGCGCATGAGCAAAGACAGCGGCGTCCCCTTCACGGCGTACGTCGACGAGATGGCGGCCAGTGCGGCGTTCGCCATTGCGTGCGCGTCCAGCGAGATCCTCGCCCCCCCAAGTGCAATCACTGGGAGCATCGGGTGCATCTCGACGATGGTCTCCCAGGTGAAACAGGATGCCAAGGAGGGGCTCGAGTTCAGACTGATCATCAGTGGGAAGCGCAAGGCTGATGGGCATCCGCACGCTGAGCTGACGAGCGATGCGGTGAAATCCGAGACCGCCCGCAACAGCGAGCTGGCCGCGCAGTTCTTCGCCCTCGCCGGCAAGGCGCGCGGCATCGCCCCTAAGAAGCTCGAAGCGATGCAGGCCGCGATCTATCTGGGCGAGGACGCCAAGCGCGTTGGACTGATCGACGATGTCATGAGCTTCGACGACGTGATCCTGGGGCTCGACACCGCGGAAACTCCCGCCCCGAACGCGGCTCCGAACGAGGGCAATGTGACCGATCGCAGAGCCCGCGAACAAGAGGCGCTTGACAAGTCAAGGGAAACTGGCCCATCTTCAGTGGCACACGCGGCTCAGACCGGCACCACCGGCACACCTCACGAGGCACAGATGGCCGTCAAATTGGACGCCTTGATCAAGAAGACCGAGGCGTCGATCGCCTCCGAGACCGATCCGCGAAAGCGCGCGGCCCTTCAGTCGAAACTCGGCGCATTCCTCGTCGCCAAGGCCGAGATGGACGACGACAAGGAGCCCGGCAAGAAGGGCGACGAAGACGACGAGGACGAGGACGACGAGGACAGCAAGGCCGCGAAACACGCGGAGGCTGCCCGCAAGATGAAGGCGAAGGCGCGGGCTCTCGAACATCGCGCGAAGGCGGCCGAGCACAAGCAGAAGGCCGCCGAGTCCGAGGAAGAGGCCAAAAAGTGCGAGGAAGAGGCGCGCGGCAACGAGGAAGAGGACGAGGACGAGGACGAGGCGCGTAACCGCGCCGGCAACACGTCCGCGGCCCTCAGCGCCGGCGCCGCTGCAGCCATCGCATCGCAGGCGGATCTCGGACGCGAGGCCCTCAGCCGTGTCGAGAAGCTCGAAAAGAGCGCGGCGGAGCGGGAGCGGCTCGCCATGATCGCCGAAGCCAAGGCGACGCGTCGGATCACCCCGAACGAAGCGAAGACGCTGACCGGCAAGTCGATGTCGTTCGTGCGCGACTTCCTTGAGATGCGCCCCAAGCCGCTCGTTGCCACCGACGAGGAGGCACTCTTGCAGCAGGACACTACGCCCGCGGGCGACGTGCCCGCGAACACCAGGAAGATCGTCGAGCAGGCCATCGTGGCGATGGGCCTGGAGGGCGAGAAGGCCGAGAAGTTCCGCCAGGAGTCCTACTCCGACCACCGCAATAGCGCCGCGAACAGCGCAGGAGTGACGCACTAATGGCCCTCACATCCGACATCCAAAAGATCCGCTACGGGTCGCTGATCGACCATCAGCCGATCGAATACCCGATCGGAAAAGGCGCGAGCGGTCAGACGCTCTACCGCGGTTCGGTGGCGGCCATCAGCGGCGGAACGACCGTGACGCAAGGCTATCTCAAGAACATGGCTACCCCGGCGTCGAACGACCTCGTGGTGGGCATCATCGACAATTACGGTCCCTCGTGCGGGCAGCCGGATAGCGTCCCTGGTCTCGGCGGTACGACGCTCAATACGGCGGACGGCGTGCTGACGGCGAGAGTCGCGACGGGAACCTTCCTGCTCCTCGGTGGAACAGGATCGGACGCCCTCACGGTGACGAACGTCGGAACGTCGGTCTACCTGATCAACGAGGACACGGTCGGAGCCACGAACGGATCGAGCAGCCGCCCGGTCGCGGGCCTGCTCGTGCAAGTCCCCGCCACGGACGCCAGCATCCCCACTGGCTTCGTCGCAGTGCAGCTCGGAACGGCCGCGGGTCCATGGGGCGGAGTCTGACATGATCACCCCCTCGAATTGGCTCCCGATCATCACCCAGCTCAACACGACGATCCGTCAAGCGTGGAGCTGGCTCCCGACGGAGTATCAGCTCTACACGAGCACGGTCCCGATGGGGGAGCGCTCGGTCTACGAGGACGCATGGATGGGCCGCATGCCGAAGTTTCGGCTGTGGTCTGGACCTCGCGTCTACAACGAGCCGGCCCCGCAGACGTACCTTGTCACGCCCGAGCCCTTCGAGGACACGTATAGTCTCGATCGGTTCAAGTACGACGACGACGGGGTGGGCGTCTTCTACCCGCTGCTCCTCGACTTCGCCCAGCAAAGCAAGCTGTGGCCGGAGTATCAGGTCCGCGATCTGCTCGAGGCGACTGGCGCCTGGGCCTCCACCCAATCGCAAAAGGGCCTCGACGGGCTGTCGAACTTCAACACGGCCCACCAGACGAACATCTACTCGCTCTCGACGGGCACCGTCGCGGCCGGGACGGCGTACTGCAACGACTTCACTGGCGGAGGCGTTCCGATCAACAGCGCGACCGTCGGTGGAGCGCTTTCGCAAACGGCCCTTCTCTCGCTGATCGAGTACATGCAGACGATCCGCGGGGAGGACGGCGAGCGGCTCATGATCACGCCGACGCACCTCATGATCCCGCCCACGCTGCAGGGCGAAGGGATGTACCTGCTGAAGAACATGCTCGCTGCGGCCAGCGTCGGCTACACGACCTGGGGCGCCGCGCAAACGCAGGTCGGCGCGACGGACAACGTGACAGCGCGCTTCGGCGTGGAGCTCCACGTGAATCGCAACCTCGCGAGTTACACCAAGTGGTACCTCATGGACTGCTCCAAGGCCGTGAAGCCGCTTCGGTGGCTACTGCGCGAAGCGATCCGAATGGCCCCGCGTGTAGCCGAAGACGATCCGCTGGTGTTCGATTCGCATCTCTACGCCTGGGGAGGCTGGGGCCGCGGCGCTCCGATGTGGTCCCCGGCGTGGCTGATGGCCCGATCGGGTCCCTAACGGCGGCCTGATGGCGTCGCAATACTGTCAGCCCTCGGACCTCTTGACGGCGATCAATCCGCTCGCCCTTCAGGATGTCTCGATCGCCGAGCAGACCTCCGCTTGCCAGCAGGCGAGCGAGATCGCCGATTCGTACATGCGCGGGCGCTACGCGTTGCCGCTCGCCGCATGGGGCCGCGACATTACGTATCGGGTGGCGATCGTCGCGGTGTATCTCCTGCTCAGCGCGCGTGGATACGATCCGGGGGCCGGGGCGGATTCGCGGATCCGGGCGAACTACGAGGATGCGATCCTTTGGTTCGAGGGCATCCAACGCCAGTCGGTCCACCCCGACGTGACGCCAGCAGTAGGGCAGCCGGGCGATCCGATCCACGACGTCCCCCAGGTGTTCACCTCGCAGCAACGCGGCTGGACGCATCGACTTGGCCCGCAGAGGGTGAGCTGATGAGCAACATCCTTTCGCGGGTGTATGAGGACGCCGTCACGGTGTCGGCAAGCGACGCCACGGCCGATCCAGCGGGACCGTTCGCGGGCCTGTTCGTGGTGACGGGCGGCACCCTCAAGGTAACGACGCTCCGCGGGACCACCCAGAGCCTTGGAACAGTGGTAGCCGGGGCCGAGATCCACATTGCGATCTCCCGCGTGTGGAGCACCGGAACGAGCGCAACGGTACTCGGTCTCATGTCGCCCCCGTTCAAGACTACGCTCAACCCTGGCACCGGCGAGGTGCTCCCGTGATCCGCGTCAACCGCGCACAAGCCATCGCCGAGATCGGGCGCCTCCAGCAAGTGCTCGAACGGCTCGCGTACGTCCCGCGCCGCACGTCCGAGATCGCGGCCCCCAAGATCACGAAGCTACTCCAGGCGCAGTTCCGGGCCGGGCGAGATCCCTACGGCCGATCCTGGCGCCCCCTGAAGCCCTCGACCCTACGCAAACACGGCCCCCCGCCGCTGACCGACTCGGGGCAGCTCGCATCGGGAACGAAGGCAACGATCGCGCGGTCCAACTACGCCGGGATCCGCATCCTCGTGGGGCGCGGCTACGGGTACTTCCATCAGGTCGGATTCCGCGTCGGGCACACGCGCGTGGCGCCCCGCCGGATCCTTCCGCAGTTCGGCCTTCCCGCGGAGTGGCGCAAGGCGCTCGACGACGCGTCACGGCAAGCGGCCCGGCGAGCAACACGGAGGGTGGCGTGAGTGGCCTCCCCCTTCGTCACGGATCTGGTGGCCCTGTTCACCCCGGTCTCGGCGCAGATCACGACCGAGCGCGTGGGGCTCGGACTGCCGGCGCTCATCTGCCCGCCGAACGTCGCGGGCGTCGTGGGCTCGCTCATGATCGGGCAAGAGTGGCTCCGTCGCGAGCACTCACCCCCGCGGATCGTGCTCGTTCCGACGGGCGCCCGATACGAGCACTCGCGCCGGCCCGGGGTGCAGCCGATATCGGGGCGCGTCGCGGAGGTCGAGCCGAAGTTTCGCTTCACGCGCTGGCTCTCGTTCGAGGCGCATCTCTGGGGCGACCCGGATCTGAGCGGCACGAACGGCTTGCAGGACTTCAACGCGTGCATCGAACTCGAACGGGAACTGCTCACGGCCCTGTACGACAATTGCGGGGGCACACCGAACATCCGGCACTCGGATTCGCGGATCGAGCAGCCCTCGCAGGATCTGCGCTTCGGGCGACTCTGGATCCTGCCCTTCGCGATCGGAACGCCCGTTGTGGATCTGTCCAACGTGGTGCTGCCGTTTGCGACCGCTACGACGGCCGGCGTGCAAGTCGACACGACGGTTCAGGCGAACTTCCCCGACGGCTCGAGCACGGAAGCGGGCGTGATCATCGCGCCACCACCATGAGGAGCCCATGAGCGCCCCCAACGTCGCGATCAAGGTCCAAGACAACGGCCTGGGGCAGCTCCCGAGCCAAAACGGAAACGTCCTCGTCGTCATCGGCACATCGAGCGCGGGCACCTCGTATCAGCCGCTCGAGACGGCCGCGCCCTCGGTCAACCTGATCCCGTCGTTCGGGTACGGCCCGGGCACCCAGCTCGCCGCGCTCATCAATCAGCAGAGCGGCAATCCGGTCATCTTCGTCAAGGCGCAGACGGCGACCAACGGCGTGAACAGCGCCGTTACCGCGAAGGTCTCGGGCGGATCGACGTCGGTGATGACGATCACGGGCAACCCGAATGACTCTTACTACGGGCTCGTCACGGTGCTGACCGGGTGCACGATCGGCTCCGCGGGGGGTATTCTCGCCGTGTCCCTCGACGCGGGCCGAACAACCTACGTGAGCGTCAACCTCGGAACGGCGACCACGTACGCGGTCGCGAACACGGGCCTGACGCTGAATTTCAGCGGGGGCACCCTCGTTGCGGGCGATTCGTTCACGTGGGTATCCACCGAGCCGCTGTGGAGCGATGCGGGGGTAGCGAGCGCGCTGGCTTCGCTATATTCGTTGCCCTTCGGCGAGTCGTTCCTGGACATCGCGATCGTGGGGGGTGGCGGGCAGACCACCGCGGGCGGCCCCGGGGTCAACGCGGGCGACGTCACGGCATTCGACGGCAATGCAACGTCGCTGTTCAACAAGCGGCGCTACACGCGCATCCTGACGAACGCCCGAGATGCTCTCTGGGGCGGCACGTCGACCGAGACCGAGGCCACGTGGATCACGAGCATCGAGGCGGACCACGCGAACGATTCGAGCCTGCGCGTCGGAGTCACCGCGGGGCACTACAACTGCGTGTCCCCGATCGATCAAGTGCAGTACCGGCGTCCGCTCATCTTCTTCGCTGCCGCGCGCGATGCGCAGGTCGCGATCCAGGTCGACCTCGGCCGGGTGAAGGACGGGGCGCTCGCCAACATGGTGATCCCATCGTCCCCCGACGGCTTCATCTACCACGACGAAAACTTGAACCCAGGGCTCGACGCCGCGCGGTTCATCTCGGCGACGACGTACGTGGGGCGCCCCGGCTTCTACATCGTCAACCCGAACCTGATGGCTCCCCCCGGGAGCGACTTCAACTGGCTGCAGCACGGCCACGTGATCGACGTCGCCAGCGCCATCGCCTACAATTTCTTCGTCACCTACCTGAGCAACTCGATCCGAGTCAACGCGACGACTGGCTACCCCCTGCAGCAGGACATCAATGACCTGACACTGCGGTGCAAGGCCCAGCTCGACAACGCCCTGACCAACGCGGGGGCAGTAAGCTCCACCAGCGTCACGATCCCTTCGAATCAGAACGTGCTGTCGACGTCCACGCTCAACGTCACGATCGGGATCGTTCCGCTCGGTTACCTGAAACAGATCAACGTGACGATCCTGTTTGTCAACCCTGCGATCCAGCAGGTTCAACAGCCAGGCGTGAGCCCGTGAGGTCGCAATGGGTCTGATATCCCCGCTCATCAACGGTAGCTACTATGCCTACGCGGATATCGAGTTCCGGGTCGACGGCCTCCTCTTCGCCGGCATCAAAGGGATCAACTACAAGGACTCGCTCTCCCGCGTGAAGGTGCGCGGCACCGCGTCCGTCCCCCTCGGCCTGACCCGCGGCAAGTACGAGGCGACGGGTGACTTCGAGATGTACCTCGACGCGGCGAACACGATGATCGCGACGATTGGCGGCCCGCTGGGCGGGTGGCGTCAGATCCCGATCGCGGCGTCGATCACGTACGGGCCCAATCCGGGCATGAACCTTCCGCTGACGACCGACATCATCCCCGGCTTCTACATCGGGGACTACGACGCCTCGAACAGCGAGGGCGACGAGCCGTTGACGCGCAAGTTTACGATGCACATCCCGGGGCAGATCCTCTGGAACGGTCTGCCGAGTCTGATCGAGGTGACGACGCTGCAAGCCGTCGCGTAATAGTGCGCGCCCGCGTGGCAGCTCATGGGAGTGAGGCCTATGAGGCGAATCGAGGACGCAGAGTATCAAGCACTGGAGGGCAAGTTTGCGCCCCCAGATCACGAGCTGATCAAGGTGGAGTTACGCATGGGCGACATCGTCCTGCGCAACCCGACCGAGGCAGAATACGGGGCGTTTCAGTCGATGCGACTCGAGCAGTCGACGCGCAAGACGGCGTTCCCGAACCTGCTCACGATGTGCTGCGTGTTCCCGGAGCGGGCGGAACTCGTCGCGGCGGTCAAGCGATGGCCCGGTCTGGCGAGCAACGCGAAGATCGTCCAGGCGCTCCAGTACATCGCCGGGGAAGCGGACGCTTTGGAAGGAAAAAGCTGAAGGCGGCCATGGGGCGGCACCGCAAAGACGCACTCGCGGCGGCCCATGGGTACTCCGCGCTATTTCGTGGCGAGAGGTCCGCCGTAGCCCTCGCCGCGGGGATGCGGCTGCACACGTACGTCGAGCATCAGATCGCGTTCATCCAAGCCCACGCGAAGAAGCGGTGATGCATGGCTGACGCAGGATTCGAGTACGTTACTGCGCTGAAGGACGAGATGAGCGCGCCCGCCTCTGCGGAGCAGCGCGCGCTCTCGGGCCTTCAGCGCGCGATCGACGGCGTGGGCGCGTCCGAGGAGAAGCTTCGCGGGGCGGCACATGGGGCGGGGGCCGCGCACGCCGAAGCGAAGGGGATGTTCGAGAACTTCACGCACTCGCTTATCCCGCAGATCGCCGCCGGGGAGCTGCTAGCCGAGGCGCTGAAGAAGGTAGGGGAATCCGTCTTCGAGGCCGGTAAGTTCGCCGTCGAAGCGGCCGAGTTCAAGGAGAACACGATCCTTGCGTACGAGGCCGTGAAGGGGACGGCAGAGGAGGGCGAGCG